TGACAACGGAGCCAATGCACTGACCAAGTCAATCATCGGATTTCTTCAGTTCAATAACTGCCAAGCGGAGCGAATCAATACGATGGGAGTCTATCGAAAGAAATACCGAACTGATGGAGTCGCAATCGGTGGTCAGTGGACCAAGGGAACCGGCACACCAGGCTCGGCAGATATCTCGGCAACAATCAAGGGCCGCTCAGTCAAGATTGAGGTCAAGTATGGAAAGGATAGGCAATCAGATGCACAGAAAGCATACCAGAAAGCCATCGAAGAGGCTGGTGGTGTGTACATTATTGCACGAGATTTTGAAGGATTCTTGAATTTTTATGAGCAGTTTTGCGAATCAATCAAATAAATGCGTATATTTACAATTCAAAACAACAATTTATGACTACAAAAAAAGCAGAGCCAATGAACATTTGGCAAAAATTACACGCTGCCAAGCAGCAGATTGGAAAGGTTGCTAAGAATGCAACGAATCCACATTTCAAAAAGAGCTATGCTGACATCAATGCGCTGCTCACAACGGTGGAGCCTATCCTCCACGAGCATGGACTGCTTCTATTGCAGCCAGTGGTTGGCAATGATGTGGTGACTCGTATCATCGACATCGACTCTGGTGAGGTCATCGAGTCATTCATGAGCCTTCCAGTCATCACAGACCCACAAAAAGTGCTCGCTGCTGTCACTTACTTCAGAAGAGGTACATTGCAGTCACTGCTATCACTTCAAGCTGTGGATGATGATGGCAATGGTGCAGCAGATTCACAGAAAGGAAAGCCAACGATCAATGCAGAGAGATTCAAATCAGCACTTGAAGCAATCGAAGCTGGCAAGTATACAGCAGAGCAGTTGAATTCCAACTATGCACTCACTGAAGTACAACTCAAAGCTCTCGCACTATGAAATGGCATCCATCGCAAATCGGTAAGCTGATGACCAATGGCAGAGCCAAGGACAGCATGGGAGAAACAGCTAAGAGCTACATCAAGGAATGTGCGAAGCAAGATTTCTATAACTACACCACAGAACTCAACAACAAGTACATCTGGAAGGGTAGAGAGCAAGAGCTGGAGTCAATCAACCTCATCAACTCGGTGAGATTCACACAGTATACCAAGAATGAAGTGACCATAGAGAATGACTATCTCATCGGCACCGCTGACATCATCATCGAGCAGCGAGTCATCGACGTCAAAACATCGTGGTCCCTGGATACATTCCCAGCACTTATTGAGGATGCAATCAATCCACTCTATGAATGGCAGCTCAGAGCATACATGATGCTATATGACAAGCCATGTGCCGAGCTCATCTACTGCATGGTGACCACCTGGGATGAATTCCTAAACGAATACGAGAATCTCTGGCTGCATCGAGTTGACCATATTGCACCAGAGAAGAGAATCACAGCTCTTTGGTTTGACAGAGATGAGCTGCTGGAGGAGAAGATGGTTGCTCGCCTTAAAGAAGCATCAGAGTTATATCATGAATATTACGAACAATTAAACAATAAGTAAAATGGAAGAGCTAAAAGCAAAAGGCACCATTCACCACCTTGGTGAAGCCAAACAAGTGAGTGACAAGATGAACATCAGAGAGTTCGTTCTCTCAATCGGTGACAAGTATCCGCAGCTGGTACAATTCCAAGCTGTCAATGAGCGAGTGAAGTTCCTGGAGACAGCAAGAGTCGGTCAAGAATGTGAGGTCAAGTTCGACTTGAGAGGCAGAGAATACAACGGCAGATACTATGTCAGCCTCAATGCATGGGATATCCGCATCGAATCAGCAGCAGCACCATCAAAACCAATCTCAGATGAAATCGATGACGATTTACCTTTCTGATGGCGAGAACATTCGGGACTTCATCTACAAAGAGTTGAGGTCCCGACTCTCAAGTCGATACAAGATGACTCACCTGGCTGAAGATATGAATCTCAATTACTACACCGTCAACCGATTTATGAGAGGCAATGGGGTGGGAGATGAGTTCTATATTCAAGCCTTCAACTTTCTAATGAAATGAGATACTTCATCGGATATATTGGCACCAGGAATGAGGGACTTGACAACATTGTGAAGCGATTGGAGGACCTATTGAATGAACTAAAGGGGTGCTCTTATTGCATAGTACTAACTTTTTCGGATGAAGTTCACATCTCCGAAGTAACACCAGAGGAATTCTATGAGCAAACCGCAGCACTTAACTGACCCAATCGTAATCAAGGTACTGGCGAAGTATTCTGAGCGCAGCCAGCTCGGAATTCAGAAATATGGGCGCACTTTAGATCGTGATGACCTGAGCCTCACCGATTGGTTGAATCATCTCCAGGAGGAGCTAATGGATGCTACGCTGTACATCGAAAAGCTCAAAGCAGATTTGAAGCAAGCGCAAAAAGCCGCGTTAATTGAGTTGAGCAATATGGACAAGTATAAGGGGTAAAAATTGCCACATATCTTAAAACGAAATGTAAACTAAACAACAAGAACAATGAAAACAGCAGTAGAATGGTTGGAAGATGAAGTAGACCGTATTATAGAAACTTATGATGTTGATATGATGAGATGTTATTTAGAAGAGGCTTATGAACAAGCCAAAGAAATGGAGAAGGAGCAGAAGGGTTATAGTGAGGAAGAAGTTTTAGAACATCTGAATATTTTGATTATGATGCCTTCAACTAAACTTGATGAGTTTACAAATGATGAAGAAATGGTCACTATGAAGTGGTTTGAACAATTTAAACAACAAGAACAATGAAAACAGCAGTAGAATGGTTGTATGAGCAGATGCCTAAAAAAATACAGCCACATTACAAGAAACAACTTGAAAAAGCCAAAGAAATGGATAAACAAGCCTATCAAGAAACTTGGGATGGAGCACATCAGGCAGGTATATTGGAAGGCAAAGGTATTGCTGAAGAAAATTGGTGGACATTTGAAGAATATTGGGAAGAAAACTTTAAATCAGAATAAGATGAAAACAGTAATTGCAGTAGTAACATTTGTAAGTGGAGTTACACTATTATCACTTGAACAATATCTAATAGGTGGAATTTTATTAGGTGTATCTTTGAGGCTTTTTTATGAATTTTAAACAACAAGAGCAATGAAAACAGCAGTAGAAAAAGCAAAAAACTTAATATCAGAATATGGTACAACTGAGGCATTAAGATTAGTGAATAATAGGTTATGTGATATAGTATTCTCATTACCATATAAAGACACTGTAAAGGTTTTAAAGTTGAAAGGGTATTGGACAGAGGTAAGATATCAAATAGAAATATCCAAATAACAAGAAAATGAAAATAGAATCAGAATTAATTCAGAAACTAAAAGACAAAGCCTTTCAGACAGAAAATGATAAAAAATTAATTGAATCATTTGAAATAGAAAGACTAAAACAATTAACACCAGTAGAATGGTTTTACGAGCAATTGCCTGGACACATAAAGGTAAGTGAAAAAGTACTTGAAATATTGCAACAAGCCAAAGAAATGGAGAAGGACCAATCATTAAAAAAAATAATTTATGATTTGGATGAGTTGGCAAGTGAATACTCAGAAGGCAAGAGTACTTCAGAAGTATTTAAGAGAGCTCACGAAAGTGACTTCAAAGCAGGTTTTCAAAAAGCAATTGAGTTATTAACCTTTAAACAACAAGAACAATGAAAATAGAAATCACACACTACGGACACAAAGCCAGCTATGAGTTCGACCACGAGGATGTTGAGCTTGAATATTTGTTATACCACATTGAAAGGCTGATAAGACTAACGGGCTACTCATTCGATGGAACATTAGAAATAGTAAACGACGAACAATGAAACCAGACAAAGAATACTGCGCAGCACTCGCCACGATGATACTCGTGACCACAGTGGCTATCATATTGATTTTTAAACTTATCTTTGAGCTATGGAACTGATACTATCATACCTCGCACTCGGGTGGCTCATTGCCAACTTCGAGCCTCTGCACTGGGTGATTGACCTTCTATTCATGAAGGTACTGCCAAAAGGCAAGCTCGGTGATTACATTCATGCTGGCTTTGGTTGCTGGAAGTGCACCTCATTTTGGACTGCTTTGATGCTTTCTGGCAATATATATACGGCAGCAATCACAGCGATGGTCGCCTACATCATCAGCGAATGGATAGAGAGCAAATAGATTATATCACATCAGTCAAGGCAATGCCTGAGACAGAGCGATACAGCAAGAAAACGCTGAACGTTCTCAAGCGCATCAAGGTCGCAGAGACCGGGCAGCCTGACCGTGAATGCTTCTGCTCCCAGCTGAGACGCAAAATCTGGTACAAGGAATTCATCAACTGGTATGAAGGCAACGCTTGACCGCTACATATCGTCTCACTATGAGGAGCTGTATCGATACACCAGGTATTTCTGCTCCAAGTACAATCCGAAACTCACAATCGATACGGTCATCTCCAACGCATATCTGCACTGCATCGAAATCAATGACAATACAGAGGATGTCGGCAAGGTCAAGAGCTATATCCTAAACTCAATCAAGCGGCAAGTCATTTGGAAGAACGTCAACAGCTTCAAGGATGAGCGAATCCTGGCATCAGAACTCGCAGTTCCGGACACTTTCGATGATGGGGATGACCTCAGCTACAAAATCGCAATCGAACAGCAATACCAGGGATGGAAGTCATCGGTGGACATCTACCGAGATGGGCTGACAGACAATGTCAAGATTGCAGTCGCCAAGGCATACTTCGACAAGGGCCTCACAACGGCACGATCTATGGCACAATATTTCAACATACCAGTGACATCAGCTCACTACCTAATCGCAGACATAAAAAATACACTTAAAACCATACACTATGAAAATAAAAGATGAATACAAGGGCAAGACTATCGTCAAGAACACCACGCTCGGAAACATGACAATCGTTGTTGACAATATAGATGTGAACAGATACCGACACTATGTGAGCATCGGATTCGGCTATTTGTTCGAAGAGGAGAACGTCAGCACAACTGCACCAGAACAGTGCATTCGATATGAAGGCATCGAGGCAGATGAGCAGACGGAAGCTCCAGCACCAACACCAAAACCAACACGAAAAAGAAAAACCAATGCCAAAGCCAACACCAAACGAAACCAAGGATGATTTTCTCTCTCGCTGCATGGGCGATGAGGAGGCACTCCAGGACTTTCCTGAGAATGAACAGCGATATGCTGTGTGCAATTCCTTGTGGGATGAGTCAAGAATGACCGCACTATCAAAGTACAGAGAAGCATTCGCAGAGAAAAGCTACTCAGACTATCCTGACTCGGTGCGCAACAACGCACGCAGAGGTATCGAACTCAACAAAGAACTCGGGAACAAATGCGCCACTCAAGTCGGCAAGGTCAGAGGGCAGCAACTCGCAAATCAAGAGCCCATTTCAGTGGATACAATCAAGAGAATGTATTCATACCTGTCGAGAGCAGAGGTCTACTATGACAACGCTGCACCTGAGGACTGCGGATATGTTTCATTCCTTCTGTGGGGTGGCAAAACTGGTAAGGATTGGGCAGAAAGCAAACTAAAAGGATTAGGATTGATATGAAAACTGGTAGACCAAGAAACTTCGAAGAGCCAGAGGACCTATATCAGCTTTTCGTTGAGTACAGAAAGAAAGTGAAAGAGAATCCAAGGTATCAATATTCCCTTTCAAATAAGACTGGGAAGGCTGAACCGATTCCACTGGAGGTACCGCTCACAATGAGTGGCTTCAGAGTATTTGCACACGATCATGGTCTTGTGGTGCATGATTATTTCGCAAACACTGGAGGGAGATATTCCGCGTTTACGACAATCTGCACGCGCATAAGCGATGAAATTCGAAACGACCAAATTCAGGGCGGCATGGTTGGACAATTTAATGCGTCCATCACTCAGCGACTGAATGGTCTGACTGAAAAGACTGACATCACATCTGGAGGGCAGAGCATCTCCGAGGTGAAGGTGAATATTATTCGACCTACTGAATAGATATTTTTATATCTTTGTGGGAAGTGGCTATATGAGAGAAATACTCGTATAGCATCCCTATTGCCTAAACTTTGACCTATGGCTGAAATCACAATCGACAGCACTGTCATCTTCGAAAAGAACTATACAGCACTGGCTGACCCTGGTGTGCGCTTCATCATCAATGAAGGTGGAAGCCGCTCGAGCAAGACCTACTCGCTCTGCCAAATGATCGTGGTGTACTGCTTGCAGAATCCTGGCAATGTGGTCAGCATTGTGCGAAAGACCTTCCCAGCTTTGAGGGCAACAGTGATGCGTGACTTCTTTGAAATCATGAAGGAGATGGGCATCTATGAGGTGACGAGCCACAACAAGTCAGAGCACATCTACACCTTCCCGAATGGAAGCATCGTTGAATTCTTTTCAGTCGATGATGAGCAGAAAATAAGAGGTAGAAAGAGACATCTCGGCTGGTGCAATGAAGCCAATGAGCTATGGTTCGAAGATTTTCAGCAGCTCAACATGAGGACCGAGCACAAGCTCATCTTCGACTACAATCCGAGTGAGTCAGCATCATGGCTGTACGAATTGCCGATGGATGAGAGCATCATCATCAAGTCAACGTACAAAGACAACCCATTCCTTCCTGACAGCATCAAGCGACAAATTGAGGACCTCAAGCGAACCGATGAGTCGCTGTATCAAATCTATGCGCTCGGAGAGAAAGCCATCAGCAAGAGCAACATCTACTCGAACTGGTCATTCGTCAAGCATCGCCCGGCAAGATTCGTGAACTTTGTGTATGGGCTTGACTTCGGATACAATCACCCGACTGCACTCATGCGAGTCTACTGGTGCGACAATGACATCTACATCGAGCCGGTCATCTATGAGAGCTACCTCACCACGACCAACCTCATCGACAAGATGGGCGACCTTGGCATCGAGAAGCACGTCACCATCGTGGCTGACTACGCTCGCCCTGAAATCATCGCTGAGATGAACAACGCTGGCTATGATGTGCAGAATGCGAACAAGGTGGTAAAGAAAGGCATCGACAACATCAAGACCTTCGGAGTGGTCTGTGAGGATGAGCCACGCATCAAAAAGGAATACGAAAACTACAAGTGGAAAAAGGTCGGGGACATCATAACCGATGAGCCCGTGAAACTGTTCGATGATGCCATGGATGCCGTCCGCTACGCTGCCACGCACATCCGCCAGGAGTACTACACCGATGACTCGTATTTCGCCTTCTAAACATTTGGCTGACAATTTGCAATATAAAGAAAAACAATGGGAACAAATCTAATGGGCGAACTTGTCGCCGACATGGGCACATACATTGCCAACAACACAACCGAAGTAACTAACACCATCGACGCTATTGTCGTGCTTGAGGATACTGTATTCACCTCAATCAAAGTGGCTGGCACTGATGTCAAGTCATCGTACATCGCAGCGACTGGAACTGCCGTGAAAGCTGGTGCAATCATCACACCGATCAATAACCTTCAGTTTAGCGGAGTGAAACTTGCAAGTGGTTCGGTTGCGTTAGTACTTGGATAATGTACGGGTACGGCTATTCATTGTACAACCGCATCCCGTTTCTTGGGACAAGCGGATTTGACCCAGCTGCTCAAGCTTTTATCTCAGCGGCTGGTATCACTGACCCAACACAGCAAGATGCAATTGATGCATTGGTTATAGGCTTAAAGACTGACGGGCTTTGGACTAAGATGAAAGCTATCTACCCATTTGTTGGTGGAACTGCTACAACGCATAAATTCAATCTCAAGGACCCAAGAGATTTGGACGCTGCTTTCAGATTAGTATTCAACGGAGGATGGACGCATTCAAGTAATGGGGCGCAGGGTAATGGAACAAATGGTTTTGCAAATACATATCTCGCTCCTTCTCAAATGTCTCAAAATTCCATTCACATATCTTATTATTCACGTTCTAACATTCAGCAATTTGGTATGATGGGTGCAAGTAATGTGCTTACAGATAATATTGTTTATTTAAACCCTCGATTTACTGACGGAAAATCATATGTTCATGCTAACAATTCAACCGGAAGTGTTTTTTTAAGTAATACTGAAACTTCCTCAGCTGCTTATTTTTTGATTCAACGAACTACGTCTACAAATAATAGATATTTTAAAAATGGTGCTTTAATAAATTCGGGTACTTTTTCATCTGCAACACCATCAAACAATAGCATTTATATAGGTGCCGCCAATTTAGTTGGTCAAGTTGAATATTCATCTCGTCAATGCGCATTAGCAACCATCGGAGACGGCCTAACCGACACCGAAGCATCTAAACTTTACACACGAGTTCAAGCATACCAAACCGCACTTTCAAGACAAGTATAATGAAATTAGCAGACATCACAACCGAAGACATCACAACATTAGTCGGACTATTGACTGAGGTGCAAAAAGACGAATTAGTTGGAGTTTACTACTCCGATGATTCTATCTACAACCCTATTCAGGACATCGACAACAATTGGGTCATCTCAGTAGAGGAGATGCTTTACACGACCAATCCTGAGACGTTGTGGGTAAAAGACCTTGAGCTGATTGAGTACAAACCGAAACCAACACCAAGCCCTTTCTAAATGGCACAAACAACCATAGCATCACCGCAGACGTTCAGCCCAGCGTACAACCCATTGAAGTTCATCGTTGACTCAACCAACAAAGCGAAGTCAGGCTTCCGCTACATTTTTGATGTGTATGCTGCTGGCACTGCAACCAAGATTGCAGAGTACAAAGTGTTGCCAACCTTCGGCACGGGCTATGGCGAGGAGGACCTCTCCAAGCTGCTCCAAAGCAAAGTATCCTGGGACCTCGACAGCATCAACACAGCGAGCTATGGCGCACCGAATTCGTACTACAATTATGATGTGTTCATTGGCGAGGAGTATGTCTATGAGGTAGCTTATACGAGCAGCTTAACGAATGCGAGTGGCAGCGTGCAGATAAACGTGACCAACTCATTCGCTGCTGGAGACCAGGTCATCATCACACAAGCTGATGGTGGTGTGGCCAACCCACAGCTCGAAGGACTGCACACCGTTGTCAGCGCAACTGGCTCAGCATTCGTTGTCAACGTAAACTGGTCCACGATCACGAGCGCAACAATCGATGGCTCGGTGAGCTACGCTGACAAGCGCAAGACCATCATCAGAGACATCACTGAGCTCGATGATTACACTGTGTTCAACGGAGCCTTCAGATGGGATGAGTGGACAGCATATGACAACCTTGACTTCAAGCTCAACGCACCAACTTCAAGATGGCTGACCAATCAACCGACATCATTCCAGTGCACACTCGGTCAAGACCTATGGCTCAACCTACGCAACCCGAAAGGCACTGACCGCATCATCTTTCAGAACTCGAATGGTGCGTCATTCTACAAGGTGCCAAGCTCAATGGATGACGTGCTCCAGGTGGCTGTTGGTCCGAATAACTATGGCACATTGGTCGGCACGGGCTCACTCATCGACAACACTGTTGAGTGGTACGATGTATTCTTTGGCAACGGCTCAACGTTACCACAGCAAGACTCGGTCAAGTACCGCATCTACCTCGACAGACGTCCATCAATCAGCGAGCATGAGCTGCTATTCCTGGACCGACTCGGCTCATGGTCATCATTTTCATTTCAGCTGCGTGCATACGAGCGTGGAGATGTTAGCCGTGATATGTACAACAGAGATGTGGTCGGCTACGTCAACGCATCAGACGAGTGGACCTATACAACCGAGGACTTCGGCTTCAATACATTCAACATCAATGTCATCAAAAGAATGGAGCTCAACACCAACTGGATGACTCAAGAGATGGCGACCTACTTCGAGGAGCTTGTCACATCGCCTCAAGTATTCATCAAGTCGGTGAGCTACACTTGTGGTGATGACTTGACTCCATCAAGCAGCAGCTATCAGCCCGTAATCGTGGAGAACAACGCATACGAGATGCTAAACCAACGCAATAAGAACTTGATGCGCCACTCAATCACCGTGCGCTTCGCAAACCAGGACAATATAAATGGTTAGAATACAACTCGAGAATGGATTCCTCGATGTGAAGGAAGGAACTGTCTTTCCTTTGAACTTCGCAGTCGGGGACATTCGTGACCTCACCAAGCGCAGCGGAGCATTCTCCAAGACAATCACCTTGGTTGGCAGCAAGAACAACAACGAACTGCTCAACCACTACTATGATGTGAACATCCAAGCTGGCACCTTCGACATCAATGCACTCACAAAGTGCAGCGTGATTCAGAACAATGTGCCAATCATGGAGGATGCGCTGCTTCAGCTGCTCTCAGTCAACAAGAATCAGCAGACAGATACCTATGAGCAAGCTGTCGAGTATGAGGTTCTAATCAAGGACACGAGAGTTGAGTTCTTCACAGCCATCGCCAACAAGGACCTAACTGACCTGGACTTCACTGACCTCAACCATACATTCTCGGCTGCTGACATCGTGGCGACATTTGACAACACGATCACTGACGGCTTCAAGTATGTGCTGCCATACGATACTGACAACATCTACAACGTGCGTCAGATGAAGCCAGCCATCTACGCCAAGACATACCTTGACCGCATCTTCGCCACTGCTGGCTTTCAATATGAGTGGAGTGACCTGGCTGCTGCTCGCTTCGACAAGCTGCTGATTCCTTACAACGGGGACAGCAACACATTTGATTCAGCTGATTATTTGGTGGAGGAACAGAACTCAACTCCATTCACTGCATCAGTTGCTTCGACATCAGCCAACAACTACCGAGAAGATGCTACTGGATGGACTGAAATCACTGACGTGCAAGGCTCATTCAATCCAACAACTGGTGAGTTCACTGTGCCCATCTCAACCAATGCTGCTGCTGGTGAGGCTTACATCATGGAATATCAGATTGACTATGAATTCCAAATCGACAACACCAACGCAACGGTTGTGCTCAACTCATTGTCACCATTCAAGGCAACTCCAGTCATTGGATTCAGTATACTCGGATACAATGGTCAGTTCTCGAATCTATCAGCAGAGCAAGTCATCAACCAGGGCAGTATCATTCCAGTTGGAGTCACTGCTCTGACCAGCGGAATTGTTACAGGTAGTGTTGCTCTCTTGAGTGATGGAACTGTCCCAGCAACGTTGACCGCTGCTCAAGTAGCCAACATCGTGGTGGGATGGCAGAATGGATACTGCCAATTCACTGGTGCACTGCCAGTCAACGTGGAATTGATAGTCAACTCGGTGCGTATCAAGATTACTCCAACTGCCAACATCCAAGTGATTGGTGGTATCCTGGACATCAACCAATATGTGCCACTCAAAATCAAGCAGAGCGATTATGTGAAGTCTATCTTCCAAATGTACAACCTCTACGCTGACACCGATGTGGACCAACCCAACAAGTTTATCCTTCGCCACAGAGACGAATACTATGACAGCGGAGCAGAGAAGGATTGGTCGCAGAAACTAATGAAGGACCGAGAGCAGAATCTCATCTTCCTTCCAGACCTCTCAAACAAGAAGCTCAAGCTCACATACAAGGCTGACACCGATTCACCGAATGTGGTCTACACACAGATGACTGACGAGATTTATGGTCAGCTCGAGTATACCTTTGACAACGAGTATGTGAAGGATACCGACACCAAAGAACTCATCTTCTCACCCACTCCAGTGGTTGCCACTTCATTCGATGCTTATGTGCCATCGCTGAATGGTGAAGCACCAAAGACCAACATCCGCATCTTGTATGATGGTGGTGAGCAGACGTGCGGCTCATGGGACCTCATTGAGTACGGCACAACGGGTGAGCTCGGCATCACAACCTATCCGATGATTGGCCACTTCGATGATGCGCTCACACCTACATTCGATATCAACTTCGCAACGTGCGACTACTACTACTATACACCGAGCACACTGACTGCGAATAACCTCTACAATCTGTATTGGAGAAGGACAGTCAACCAAATAAATGTGGGCAAGATGTTGGTGGCTTACTTCCATTTGACTGAGGCTGATATTCAGACGCTCAAGCTCAATGACAAGATTCGCATCGACAACTCATGGTGGAACATCAATAAGGTCATCGACTATGATGCCAATGCAGAGGTGCCAACCAAGGTGGAGCTCATCAGCATCGACACTGAGATTGACCTCGCTCCATTCGTAACGAATCCAGGTGCACCCGTCTCACCACCCATCACTGCCGCATCACATAGCACTAATTTGACAACACGATCAACAGAGGCAAATGTCAACCTATCAGGATATGATGTCATCGTGCGTGGCACTGGTAACAACATCGGTGATGGAGTTCGTGGCTTGGTAATCGGTGACAATAGAACACTCCAAGAGGATGGTATCATCACACCTCGCATCAATGGAGCTGCTGCTGTTGGTCAGACATATGTGGCACTACTAACGCAGAGCGGAACTGCTGCACCGACTGCTTCTGTATTGGCTGACAACATCGGAGCAATCACCTGGACTCGCATCGCAACTGGTCAATACAAAGGAACACCGACCACACCATTTGAATCTCTAAACACTTTTGTCATAATCGGCAATGTAGAACATGACTACCTTGCATCTGCCTACGTCAACAGCGATGGTGACATTGTAGTGCACACAACCAAAACACAGAATCATGCACACACTGATTCACAATTAAGAAATTCACCAATAGAAGTCAGAATATATGGCTAATGAAATAGAAA